GTGTTCGTTTCGTCATCCAAAAAGGTTCCGACGTCTTTGAGGGCTTGGTTGCGGGTGGCGAGCCTTTGGGCGGTCTTGTGGTTGATGTGTCGGGCTCCTCGGCTTGCGTTACAGGTGGCGCATGAGGGGACGAGGTTGTCGAGGCTGTGGTCGCCGCCTCGGTCGAGTTCGATGAGGTGGTCGGCTTGGGTTGCTCGTGCGGTGCCGCACCAATGGCATGTGGGTTCGCCGGCCAGGATGCTGCGGCGGTTGCGTTTGTAGGTGGGGTCGTTGTACCCGGTCATGGTGTTCCCTGTTTAGTTAGAACCAGCTCTATTAGTTTCAGTCTTTGCTCAATCAGTTCTTACTAAGGAGTGCGGTTATCCGACGTCGGAAAACCTGACTTCGGCTGTGGATAAGTACCCCACTTTGTCCACATAGTTATCCACAGGCTGCGGGTGGTCGAACACCACGGTATGGGTGGACCATTGGCCGCTCGGGTTCTGTTTGCGGATGCGTCGGATGTAACCCACCCGCTCAAGCTCGGTCAGGCCGGAGCGGACCGAGTGGAGCCCTTCAGGTGATTCGGAGGCGAGGTAGGCGGCGGTAGTGCGCCAATGGTCAGGCTTGGACAGCAGATAGACGAGTAGGCCGCGGGCTTTCCAGGTGAGTCGGTCGTCCTCGATCAGCTGGTTGTGGACGACGGTGAAGTTGTGATGCGGCCGAGCCGCGCGAACAATCACAACCGACCTGCCATGAACTCGCCGTAGACCGTCTCCAGGTATGCGCCGCAGTCTCGGGGCGAGTGCTTCCCGTCGCAGGCCTGGCCGTGGACGTGCTCGGCCACTTTGCGCCATCGGACCATGTTGGCTCGGAGGTAGGCGCAGCGGTCGCAGAAGCCGGGATAGACGCGTTCACAACGGTCACAGGAAACGCTCATAGTTCGCCCTCTTCCATGCGACGGATGCGGTCAAGCGTGGCCGAGAGGCGATCGCGGAGGCGTTGGTTCTCGATCTCGAGGTCGTGGAGGCGGGCGTTCAGCTCGTGGATGTGGGTGGTGGCAAGTTCCATTGCGCGGGTGGCTTCATGGACTTGTTGAATCATGGCGTTGATGTCGGGGCTCACGGTTTGTTCTCCTGTAGGACTGCTTTGATTTGTTCGATGTCGGCGGGGCGCCAGACGTACACTTCGGCTCCGGCCTGCTTTAGTGTGTCCAACCAGGCTTGTTGACGGTCGGACAACTTGCCGATCGCGGACTTCAGCTCGGCGAAGATCACGCCGCGTTTCGGGTGGGCAAGGACTAGGTCGGGGAAGCCGGTGTCGCCTGCTTGGGCGGTGCGCCAGCGTCCTCGAGCGTTCTGCGCCGGTAGCGGGTGGAACACCAGCCAGCCATGCCAGCGGGCTACGTCAATCACGACTTGTTGGAAAGCGGCTTCGCTGACCTTCATAGGCTGCGCCAAATGGTGAGGCGTTGGCCGTGGCCGTGATTGTCGGTGCGAGCCGATTTGCGGGTGCGGTCGGTGGCCATGATGAGGCCGCGGTTCGCAGCTGCGTTCAATCGAGCCGCAAGGCCCTTAGTGACGGGGAAGCCTTTGGGTAGGCGGCTCCAAATGTCGTCGGCTGTGAACTCGGGCTGAAACTTTCGGCAGGCCGCGATCGCGTCGTCGACTTGGCGCACCTGGTCGGGTGACCATTTGGCGGCTGCTTTGGCCGAGGCGGCCATGCCCTTTTCAAACGGTGTCGGTGCGAGGCTGGTGAATAGGTCGAGTTGTTCGGGCATTAGAACGGGTCCTCCTCGGGCTGGGCGGCCGACTTCAGCTGGTCGATCAGCTGACTGGCTTCACGTTTCGTGGCGGGTCGGGCCGTTGAGCCGAGCGCCTTGAGCATCCGCATTTGGGCTTCGCTGGGGCCTTCGGCTGCGGAGCGGGGCGACATGGTTGTCGGCTTGTTGTCTTGGCGGGCGGCTACCTCGTTGGCCGATGCGATCGAGCTGGTGATGCCGATGCCCATGTAACCGAGGGCACGCCCTAGCGCGGAGGTGAAGCCGACCATCCATTCGGAGTCTTTGGTGTACGGCGTTTTGCCAGGGAGCGGTTCCCATGCGGAGCCGACGGCTGGCCGTGGGTCGTCAACGGAGCGCCATACGGTGACGCGGCACACCAGGAACGGTTTGCCGTCGACCTCGATGATTTCGTGGTCGAGTTCTTGGACTCGTAGGTCGGGCCATTTCTCGAGGGCGAGTTTCAGGCGGGTTGGTACGTCGACGTAGTTGTCGAGGTTCATTGGTCGAGCTCCTGTAGTCGGGCCAGGTTCGGCAGGTAGGTTCGCTTGAAGCAGGGCCAGCACCAGCAGGCCCATGCCGTAGCGTCCCATCGGACAATGTCGTGGCCTTCGATGATGGCGTCGCAGCCGGCGCATAAGGCCCGGATGGGCTTGCCGGTTACCTGCCGTTCGTAGGTCACGAACGAGTGTTTATCACACGGCTATGGCGTCGTGGTGGACGGTTTCCCGCTGTAGGTAGTCCAAGGGAGGAAGCCATCGCCGTTGCGCTCGAGCGAGTAGTAGTAGATCTCAAGGGCGGCGCGGACGTTGATGCGCGGGTCGAACAGCTCATCGTGGCTGTTTGCGATGCCTTTGGACGCCAGCCAGTTCGGCGGGTTTGATCGGTCCGAGCTCCAGAATCGGTTGATCTGAAATAGGCCATGGTCGGGGCCGGAGTCGGCTGTTGGTTGGCAGCGGGACTCCCGGTACATGATCGCCAGCGCGGTCTCAAGCACCTCGCGATCGGCGGGCCAGCCTTCCTCAAGCATCAACGGGGCCCACTCGGCGCAGACGGCGTCGGGGCCAACGAGGGCCGGGACGTATGCGGTCGTGGTCGGGGCCGGCACCGTAGTCGTCGTGGACGTAGACGTGGTCGTTGAGGTTGAGGTGGTGGTGACGGTGGGTGGTGTGGGCTGGATGCTCACCATTGGGGCCTGTGTGGCTGTAGGAGCCTCGTTGAGGCCGTCCTGGCCTATCCAGGCGAGAAGTAGGGCTAGGGCAGTTGTGGCGCCAATAACCAAACGGGTGATGGACATGATTTGCCTCCTCGACGGTCGGGTCGTCAGTTGGGTGCGGACGGTCTACCGACTCGCCCGAGCAAGGTCAAGGCTTGGATTTGCGGCCGATGATCGGTTCGACGGGTTGGCCCTGCTTGGCAGCGATTCCGTTGCCGATCGCGTAGCCGACTATCGCCGTGATGACAGGCAGGCCGGAGTCGGCTGCGATGGCCTCAACGGCGATAAGAAGGGTCAAGCAGATAAGGCCGACCAGGGCAATCAGGGCCTTTGACGGGTTGGCGAGGTTCATTGTCCCAATGCTTTGAAGATGGCGGCGTCCATGACGGCGCGGTCTGTGTGCGTCGGGCTGATCTCTAAATGAATCCATTGGCCGCCGGGAGCTCCGGCAATGGTGCGACGGTCATAGACCTTCCAGCGGGCCCGATCGCAACGCCACGCGCGACCCCACGGTTTCGGCCAGTAGTCGGCGACCATCTCGACGCCAAGGGTGTCGGCGTTATCGACGAGCCATTTGATAACTGGCTCAATGTGGGTTTTGGCGGTGAAGCCGATGTCGCAGGCGCGGCCGGTTGCGTGAACGGACGGGAGGCCGGGTTTCCCTTTCATGTCCCGTTTCGCGTACGAGCCGAGATGCCGGAGCTGAGGGTTGAGGTACAGGATGATGTCGCGCAACGCGACCAGGCCGGGTGTCGCGGCTTTGGCGTAGCCGTCGAATCCTGTGTACGGCCTAGGCATTTGAGCGGAGTTCCGTGAATCGTTGTCTTGTCATGGGAGCCGCCGTGTTGACGCCGTCCCAAAAGTCTGGTGTGACTGCGGCTGTAAACCAAGGTTCATTTTTGGTGTCGACAATGTCGACGACGTTGCCGTCGATGTCTCGAGCTGCGAACACGCAATACCAGTACGTTTCGTCCTCAAGGGCGGTGATTTGGTGGCGTCGATCTTTGCGAATCACGATGAAAGTTGGCGCGTTGAACACTTTTGGTTCGTGGCCGTCAATGACAACCGAAACCGAGCCTTTGGCGAGCAGGGAAACGTGGTCGAACAGGTGCGTGTGGCCGCCAACTTTGTCGCCCTTTTTTTCTAAGTAGTTTTGTCGAACCCAGATGTTGCCGACGTACCCGTGCTCCTCAATAAGCATTAGTCATCCCCAAGGACGGCGATCGTGGTGTTGTTGATCGAGTGATCGACCACAATCCATCGCTGGTTTTCTTCATCCCAGGTCGACGTGATGTTGAGGCCGGTGGGCCTGGGTACGGGCGGGTCCCATAAACAGGTTTCGGTGTTGAGTGTCCATGATGGGAATGGGCTGGGCGGGATGAAGGCGTCAAGTGTTTCGTCGTAGCGGTAGCCGATGCCTGCGAAGTTTTTGCGGAAGGGTGTGCCGCCGAGGTGGTGGGCGCCGCCGTAGGTGTTGTAGGACGTTTGGCGGTATTTGTCGCCTGTTCGTTCCGAAAGTTCTTGTTCTTTGCCTTCGTCCTCTTGTCGTCCTGGGTAGACGGCGATGACGATGTTGTTTTCGTCGAGTTGGGCGAAATGAGTCATGAGAAACTCACCGTTTCAGAACCGGTTGATGTAGCGGTGACAATCACGGTGGTGAGGCCGCCAGCGGTTGATGACGTGCGGGTCACACCAGCCGAAAAGGTGGCGACGTAGGCGTCAGGGAAGCGGAATACGACGAGTCCGGAACCCCCAGCGGTCGTACCTCCGGCAGATGCGGAACTTCCTCCACCGCCACCGGTGTTGGCCGCGCCGCTCGTCGACATGACGGCTGTGTCGCCTCCCTGGCCGCCGCCGCTACCGCCGCTGACTCCCCAGGATGGGTAGCCGCCGCCCATACCGCCGCCGCCCCCTCCTCGACTGACCGATGTTCCGGTAATGGTGTTTGCTACGCCTGAACCACCTTGTCCGGCTTTTGTTGGGATCGCATTACCTCCAACGGAACCTGCGCCTCCTCCACCGCCTCCTAAACTTCCTGTTCCCGAACCTCCGGCGTATCCCTGGCTGGCTGTGCCAGCGGCTCCGGCACCTGAAAGGGCTCCGCCGCCGGAACCGCCAGTATTTGCTGATCGACCACCTCCGGTTGAGGTGATCGTGGCGAACACGGAGTTATTGCCGTTCGTGTTGGCCGCGCCACCGGCCCCAACTGTCACGGTGTAGTTAGTAGATGCGACCAGGCTAAGAGCGGAAGCCGCGGCGGCTCCGCCGCCTTGCGTCCCTGTTGACGTGCGGTAACCACCTGCGCCGCCACCACCTGAACCGTAAGCGACAGCGCCGCCGCCACCGGCAATGACGAGGTAATCGACGGTAAGGGGCGGTTTAGAACTTGGTGCCGTTGCGGCCGCTCGTGCGACGATCATGCGCTGGTATTCCCGAACAGCACCCACTCGTCGGTGCCAACTTTGAGAAGGCCCGCCACGCCGTACTGGCCTTGAATCTTGAGTTTGGTTCCTTGGCTACGGATGGTGACGCCTGCGCCGCCTACGGTGACCTGACCTGCGCCGCCCTGATAGAGCAGGATTTGGGTTCCAGTCGGAAAGGCGACGGTGGCGTTGGTCGGGATGGTCAAGGTGATCGCGGAAGCGTTGGTGAGGCTGACGACCTTGGCGACGTCCGTTAGAACCAAGGTGTAGGTGGTGCCCGTTTGGGCGTTGAATACGCCAAAGGCGATGTCGTTGACGCCTTCGGTGATTGAGTTGACGTTGGCGGCCGTAAGGACCTGGCCGTCTGCGTAGGCTTCGGATAGCGGGTAGGTGGCCATGATGCTCCTAGAGAGTGTTGGTTCCGAGAATACCGAATTCGTTAGAGCCGAGGATGAACGCGGTTGATAGCGGGTAGGCGGTGGTGAATCGGGTTATCCAGCGGTCGGGGGTGATGTCGTGGCTGATGCCGTTGACGGTGACGCGAAGGTCGAAGGTGGTTCCGGCGGCCATGGTGCGGTTGACGACGATGGGGTCGCCGATGTCGAGGCCAAGGCCGGCTGGGATGCGGTTGGAGACGCTGGATAGGTCGAGGGTGATTGAGTCGACGCGGAGGCGCGGGGTTTTGCGGTAGGCGAGTACCTGGTTGGCCCGGTTGAGGGCGATGGTGTTGGTTTCCATCATCAGGCCGTCGGCCGAGTAGCTGCGGCGGCCGTACTCGGTGATCGACGTGGCGTCGGAGACCTGCTGGGCCGAACCTCCAGCGCGGGTGAAGGTGACGTCGTTGGCGAGCTCGGTTTCGTCCAGGTTGATGTCGAGATCTTGGTAGGCGATGTCGGTGCCATCATCGTTGAACTCGGTGGCTGTCCCGGCGGCTCGTTGGGCGAGCCCTGCTCGGGATAGGTAGGTGATGTTTCCGTCGCCGTCGACGAAGAAGGCGCCAAGGTCGGATTGTTCGATAAGTTGGCAGGCGGCGAGGGTTTGGCGGGCGGTGCCGGGGTCGTTTTGTAGTTCGGTGTCGCCGGTGTCGATTGCTCGAAGGTTGGTGGGCCAGTTGATTTGGTTGAGGATGAGGCCGATGCGGGTGCCGGGCAGGTCTTTATTGTTGGCGCCAGTAACGGTGGTGATCTCGGCCAGCTGGAGGAGTCGGAAGGCGTCGATGGCGGTGATGGTGACTATGGCGTAGTCGGCGGCTTGGTCGGCCCACGTCCAGTCCCATGAGCTGATGAAGCCGGTGAAGATGCCGTAGCCGGTGCCGAGGTACGCGGTGGTCACCTTGACTTGGCGCATTGGCAGGATTTGGTTGTAGTAGGGGCTGGCCGGGTTGTCGGGGTTCCAGTCGCCGGTGAAGTCGAGGAATTGGATGATGGCTTGGCCGGGGCTGTATTGCTCGAACATTCGGTCGCGGCCGCGTCGAACGCTGATGCGCTGGACGGTGCTCGAGATGTCAACGGTTTGGGTGGCGGTGCTGCCGAGGACGTTGGTGCCGAGGATGCCGTCCGTCAACGAGCCAAGCACGAAGGCATCGGCGAAGTTCGGGCCTGGGCCCAGTCTGATTTGAACGATTGGCTCGGCGGGCAGGCTCATTAGAAGTTCGCGTAGACGAGGCCGGAGCCGTTGCGTTGTGCGTTGACGAGGCCCTTACGGATGGACTCAACAAGGTCGTTTTCTGTGGTGACGGACCCGCCGACATTGACGATCACGTTGCCGCCAGTACCGGTTGGCATGAGATCAACCGATCGGAGTTTCGGGTTGAAGTTGATCGGTGGGGTGCCGATTGGTCGGCCGCCTGGACCCATTTCAACGGGACCGCCACCGAACCCTGGGGCACCGACCGGCTGGTAGGGGACAGCTCGAGCGACCGCCAAAGCGTCAAGCATGGCGCGAACCTGCTCCCATGAGGCGGTGTCCAGGGCCGCAATGTATGCGGTTTTACGTTCGGCTGGAATGTTGTTGGCTTCGGCGATGTATTCGGCCAAGCTTCGACGGGCGTCGTCAAGGCTTCGCATGGATACGCCGAGCGCGTTCGGCATTTGCTTCTCAAACGCTTCTTTGGCTTGTTCGCCTGCCCGGTCGATGTCCTCAACGAGGTTGCTCCAGGCTTCGCGTTCGTCGAGTTTGCCAAGGAGTTCAGAGTAGGCGGCATCGACGTCACGGGTTGCGGCGTCAATTCCCTGGAGGGCGTATTGGGCGTCGATCATCGCCCGGTAGCCGTCTTTCCAGGCGCGAGTGCCGTCATCGACGGCTTCGGTAACGCCACCGGGGCCCATGATGGCGTCGGCCAGATCGTCCATGTCTCGACGAATTAGGGCCGACACTCCCTTGGTGATGCGTCCCCAAGCGCTGGTTTCGTCAAGGACTTTGGCGACGCCGTCAAGCATCTCGCTCAATACCGGCACAATCTCTTCGGCGACGACAATGGCGAATTGCTCAAACGCATCGCGGAGGGCGTCTTGGGCGGCGCGAAAGTCCTTGGCTTTTTGGATTTCTTCTTCGTCAATGATTTTGGCGTCGCCGACCGCGCTAAGTGCCCGTTCAAGATCAACAGCGCCCATCTCAATGAGTTCGGATACCTCGGTCCACGATTTGCCAAGAAGTTTGGTGGCTGCGGATGCTCGAGCGGCCGGGTCTTGAATGGCGCGGAGCCGGTCAATCACATTGAGGAAGGTGCGGTTGACGTCGGTAGCGCCGCCGGAAGTGCGGGCGATCTCAATGCCAAGATCGGAGAAAGCGTCGGCGTTGTCGATGACGGCCCGGTTCATTTTGTTCAGCGCGCCGGATACGGTGCTGGCCTCAATACCGAGGTCACCGGCCACTTCGACAAAGCGGGACGCTTCTTCGGCTGCGAGGCCGGTGATGTTGCTGAACTTGTCGACCTCTAGGGCCAGCTTTTGGAAGTCGCCGATGGCGTCGACGACGAAACCGAGGATGGCGGCGCCGGCCGCAGCTGCGAACGCGCCGGCGTTGGCCTTCATGGTGTCGGCCGCGGCCCCGAATCCGGCTTTCATTTTGCCCATAGCGCCGTCGGCCTCGCCGATCTTGGTGCGGAAGTTGCTGAAGGCGTTGGAGGCGTCCTGGAGACCTTTGCTGTTGAAGTCTGTGACTATCGGAATGTTGATTGCCATTAGAAGCTCGTTTTCAAGTCGCGGTCGAGAGCGCGTTCGACGCGGTCGACGATGGGTTCAAGCTCGCGTTGGATCAGCTCGAGGTCGTTGTCGATGTCTCGCCACATAAATCGGGATGGCTGGCCGAGGCGGCTGGATAGGGCGCGGGCGAAGTTGGGACGGCGGTACTGCGGAGCGCGGCGTGAGCTGCCGCCTCCGGCTTTGCCGGCCATGTCGACGATCGCGGTGGGCGCGTCTTTAGTGCCAACCCGGACCACGCTGACGATCGACTGGAACGGTCGGTTGGGGCGGTTGCGCGGTGCTCGAGCGTCGATCTTGATCGCCACGGGCTTTTTGCGGGTCCAGCCGGTGCGGCCGTTGTGGGCCATGCCGGACAGCGGTGGGGCGCCGGGGATGCGACCGTTGATGTTGTCGACCAGCGGCCGGACAGTCTTACGGATGTCCTTGTTGATCTCTTTCCGGAGTTCGGGCTCAAGCTTTTGGAGATCGCGGAGCGCTTCTTTGAGTCCTCGGACTTCAATGCTCATTTCACGCTCCTTTGCTGATCTGATTCGACCAGGAGGCGCACCATCTCGTCAATGATCGTCGGCGGTGTCTCGAGCAGGGCGGCCGGGCTAATGCCGGTGCGTATGGCGAGCTGTGCGATCAGGTTGACGTGATACTGGGCTTTTCCTGGCGTTCTTTTGGGACTAACTGAACATCTGCCACGGTGTCGATGAACTGCGGCCACACCTTGACGGTGATCTTGGACTTCCGCAGAGCTTCATAGGCGAGGTAGCAGATCTGCTTGAACTGGATGGGGTCGAACATGGCGGCCGCCGCCTTGCCTGGGTGGTGATCTTCCCAAGCGCAGGCGACGGCGTATGTGATCGGTGCGATGTGCTCCGAACCGTCGTCCATGGTGACCTTGAGGTCCATTCCAATCATTGTCGGGCTCCTAATTGGGTTGGATTACGGGGTGACGATGTCGCGGGCCCAGGTGCCGCCTGTGAAGGTCACGTTGACCATCGACAGCTCCCCGACGCTGGACACGACTGGCGTGAAGTTCGACAGGAATGCGCCGGTGATCGTGTATTCGGGGTTGGTGGCCGATTCGGTGGTGCCCGACGGCGAGATGGTGAGGGTGACCGCGTCGTCGCCGCACACGTCGAACAGGGTGGCCTCGATCTCGGAGGCGCCGTAACTGTTGAACATGGTGAGGGTCACGTCGACGGACTGGAGGCCCTTGGTGTAGCTGCGGCCGTTGGAACCCATTGCGGTCGTCTCGAGCTGGTCGAAGCCGACGGTGAGGGTGACGGACTGGACTTGGTCGGATACGTCGACGGCGCCGATGGCGACGGTTGCGTTCGACAGGAAGGTTGTGGTGGCCATGTGGCTCCTTTGGTTAGTTTCGCCTGGAGGCGATGCGGACGGTGAGGTCGTAGGCCGGGAGTTCCTGGCTTCCGAT